CATTGTTTCTTTGGACTTCTTTAATACTAAAATCTTTTAAATTTCTTTTTTGATCTCTTGTTAAAACTTTTAATGTATCAGATAAATAAGAAGCACCTGCGTTGATAGTTGCATCTTCATCAATAAAATTCCATAACGAATTAGCACCTGAATCAGAGGGACTACTAAAAGCTCTTAAGAATTTGTTAAAAGCATATTTAGCTTGGACTGCTCTAAATAAATCTTTACCACCTTGTGTTGCTTTTATACCAACTTGTTTTGATGGTTCTGCTCCAATTAGTTTTTTAAATTGAATTAATGCATCTACTGAATCATTTTCAAATACTTCTCTTCCTATATCTCTAAATAATTGATCTCTGTATTTTGTTCCCGCACCTTGTATACCCTCAAGACTTTTTGCGGTAAAAGCATTTCTGTCAAAAGATCTAAGTGTTTTAACTAAAGGTGATAGTTGATAAAAACCTTGTACATCAGAAAAAATTTTATTAGCTTTAAGTAATTGACCTTTAAGCATTTCAGCAGATTTTATATTTTGTTCA